CACCTACCACGCCGGAGCGACTAGGAAGCGTAGGCTAGGGACATGTCTGGCACTTCTGCGGTTATTGCTTGGGCGGCACTAAGTGCCGTCTCAATTATTGGTTCATGGCGCCTGGGCGTGTTGAACCCTAAAGAAAGAGTTGCTTTTGTGGCGCTCGTGTCGGGTGTAAGCGCTGGGGCGTTTGGGGGGTTCACAGTCAGCGACACTATTGGGTTGTTTGTTTCTGCTGGGCTGCTTATTGCGACAGCGGTACTAATGGGCTACGAGGGCTGATATGGGTTTTCTTGACGGGTTCCGCTTCCAGGGCCACAACCAACAGGGGTGGGTTCGCAACGGGGGGTTTGACGGCAAGGCTGGCCCAGCGTTCTTCAATGCCAACATGACCCAGTATGGCGGTGGGCAGAAGGGGAAGCCGTATAAGGACGATTGGGATGTTGACCGTGCTGTGGCTGAGGGCAATGACCGTGTCACTTGGGTGTTCAAGAGCGTGTATGCGATCGCATCGAATGCAGCGCGTCTCCCTGTCGGGATTCTCGACAAGGACGGTGATCCGGTTGAGCATTCTTTGACGCCGATTTTGAATCGCAAAGCCAACCCTCATCACGATGCTTTTAATTTCAGATTTCAGTTGTCTTCACAAATCCTGTTGTCGAAGCGCGGCGCGTTTGTTGAGGTTGTCAAGGACAGGCTAGACAACGTTATTGGTTTGTATCTGTTGCCGCCGCAGTACACATACCCTGTTCCTGATCCGAAGAACTTTGTTTCAGGTTTCCGTGTCGAGTTGCCGAACCAGAAGCCACGAACCGTCAACCCTGAGAACGTGGTTTGGGTAAGAATTCCCCATCCGACCGATCCTTATCGGGGGCAGTCGCCCCTGGAGTCGTGCGGACTTGCCGTAGATATCGACTATTACTCGCGTATATATAACCGTAACTTCATGGTTAACGACGGTCGCCCTGGTGGGATTTTGATGGTGACCGGCGAAATGGACGATGACACTGCCGAAGAGTTGCGGCGAAGATTCCTTGGAAACACCGGATCCGCCATGGGCGGTGCTGGCCGGTTGACAATCATGGAGGCCGAGCAGGCGAAATACATTGATACGTCGATGGCTCAGAGGGACGCCCAGTACACGGAGTCTAAGACGCTTGCCAAAGAAGAGATTTTGATGGCGTTTGGTGTCCCTGAATCTGTTATTGGTAACGCCGCCGACAGGACTTTCAGTAATGCCGATACGGAGTTGGAGGTGTTTTGGCGGGAAACAATGTTGCCTCACCTCATGCTTATAGAGCGAGCGTTGGACCGTTTGGATGGTTCCGACGAACTCACGGTCAAGTTCGATGTGTCTGACGTAGCGATCCTGTCTCGGGACGAGCGGGAACGGGCCCTCTTCCACCTGGACGAGTACAAGTTCGGTGTCATCTCTGCTGATGAGTACCGGGTGCTGACCGGCCGTGACCCCGTCGGATCTGATCTGATGTTCATTCAGCAGAATCTGATGCCTGTTGCTATTGCCCCCGCTGAAGGTACGACCCCGTCACGAGAATGGCCGCCGACCGAGCCAGGGTCCGCGTTTGCTCAGCCGACCGCAGCGACAACCCCTCCAGCCGACCAGCCGGTGCCGATCATTCCTGAGGAAGCATCCGTCGGGGAGTTCGATGCCAAAGCAGGCGAGGGTGTCGAGGAGGGTAAGGAGTCGGCCCCTTTAGTTGATGGCCGCTGGGGATTCCATTGCGGCGACGTTCTGATTGATCAAAAGGAGGCGGATGTGATTCGCCTTCACAGGGATCAACAGTTGACCCGGTTGTCTGAATCAATCGCTATTCAGATGACAGCGTATTTCCAGAGACAGCGCCGCGTTGTGTTGGAGAAGTGGCGGTCTCGTAAGAATCGGGAGAAAATCAATAAGGGTGTTGCTGTAACGGTAAACGACGTATTCGATATCCCGGTGTGGGATCGGCAGTTGCTCGCTGACGCCAAGTCGTTTCTGATGGCAACAGTTGTTGACGGCGGCAACGATGTGGCGATGATGGTTGGCAAAGACGACTTGGAAATGGATGACGAACTTGTTGCTGCGGCGGTGCTCGCTGGCCTGGAACGATTCAAGGATGTCAATCTCACCACGCGAAGGAAACTTGAGTCAGTCATTGTCAAGGGGCTTGGATCGGGTGCGTCTGTAGACACGGTTGCTTCAGACATTGAAGACGTGTTCAACAAGTCAATTAAGGCACGGGCTCCAATGATCGGAAAGACCACGGTGGCTTTTGCTGTTAACGAGGGTCAGATGATTGCTGCGTTGAAGTCCGGGTTTAGGTACAAGGTGTGGCTCTCATCGCAAGACGAAAAGGTCCGACACACGCATGTTGGTGCCGACGGTCAGGCACGACCGATCATGGACTATTTCCTGGTCGGTGGGAGTTTGATGATGCACCCTGGGGCTCAGACGGCTCCGTTGGCAGAGACGGCGAACTGCCGGTGCACAATGGTGTTCACTAACAATCCGTCGGCGGCGGGGATGCTTGAGTTCGTTGTTGAGCCGGAGGATCTGGCCAGCGCATCTGCTGGCGGGGTGATCGGGCGTATGAGCGGTGGCGGACAAGTGGCCGACATTGTTGCTGCCGCAGCAAGCCAACTCGTATAGGTGGGCTAGACGCTCCCCCACTCGGTCTCTCTGGCGTCGTAACCTTAAGCCAGACGTGGCACTTAGGAGGCCCGGTGGATTTGGCGCATAAACAGGCTCGCGTTGAGGCAAAGGCAATAAACGATGCTGAAGGCACCGTCGAAGCCGTTGTTTCAGTGACGAACATTGTCGATACCGTTAACGATGTTATTGAACCTGGCGCTTACGCCGAGACTCTCCAGAAGAGAGTCCCGAAGGGCGTTTGGTCGCATGACACAACCGTTCCTGTGGCGAGAACGCTTGAAGCCACAGAACTGATGCCTGGGGACAACCGTCTCCCCACCCACCTGAAGGCTGCTGACGCTGGCGGCGTGCTCGTCAAGATGCAGTTCAACCTGAACACGACCCGTGGACGCGAGGCATACGAGGACATCAAGTTCTTCGGCTCAGAGCAAGAATGGTCGATCGGTTATTCCGTCCCGGAAGGCATGTCCGAAATGAAGGGCGACTCAGGGATTCGACACATTAAGCAGTTGGAGTGGTACGAGTACAGCCCGGTGCTGTTCGGTGCCGCCCCAGGTACTGCAACTGTCGGCGTGAAGAGCACTGACGACTTTGACACCTCGGAAGAGGACATCGAAGACGTTAAGGGCCCAACAAGGAGTCACTCCACTGGGGTTCGCGCTGACGGCTGGAACGACAAGACAGCGTTCCGTAACATGCGGTCCCCCGCCGACAAGGCCTACTTCTCGAAGATTTTCGCTTACCACATTCCTGGTGAAGATCCGGCAATGAAAACGAACTACACCTTTGTCCACCACTTCGTAGGTAGCGACGGTCGCCCTGGGGCAGCGGCTCTTTCTGCTCTTCAGAACACGTTCGGCCTTCTTAACGGTGCCCGCAAGGGTACGAAACTGAGGGGGTCGGATCGTAAAGGCGTATACAACCACATCGCCCGCCATTACAGGGACGACGGCCATACGCCGCCCGAACTGAAGTCGGATGACTACGTTGACGCTGTTGTAGAACTCAAGGAAACTCTCCCGGAGGGGTTCCACGAGGATGTTGATCTTCTTATTGAAGAAGGCAAGGAAATAACCGAAATCAAGTCCGCATTGGAGGACACCATGGCTAACGAAGCCGAAATCACCGAAACAACGGAGGATGAGGTGGCTTCCACTGATGGCCAGTCCCTCCAGTCGATCATCGCCGAGGCGACCGCAACGTTGAATACGCTCACAGAGCGTCTAGATGCGCTTGAGGAGAAGGGCGGGGACGCCCCAGGGTTCTCAAATACGGACCCGGATTCGCCCGAGCGTGCTGATGGCGCTGGCGAAGACGCCCCCGAGGTCGTTGTGGATCTTTCCCACGGCGGGACTCTTACTCCCGAGCAGATGGCTGTGGCTGGTTCCCCGGCAGGCAACCCTGACGCCAAGCCGCCCAAAAAGCCGAAGGCCGAGAAGGCTCCCGAGAAGGCTGATTCTACCGAGACCGAAACCGTCGAGGAGCCTGCAGAAGAGGCTAAGGATGAGCCCATGGAGGAAACGGTCGAGGACACCGTTGAAGGTTTGGGCCTCAAGGAACTGCGTGAGTTCCAGGACCTCATGACCTACTCGGATTTGGGTGAGTAGGCACAACGCGTAGGGGTTCCTCGCCTGCTGAGGCAGGTGAGGTAATATTGGGGTGCGGCTTACGGCTACAGGAGGCGGACCCCAATGACGAGCATTTACGATGAGGTCAAGGCGCGTGGGCCGCGGTCAAACCGACGTTTCCGCGTTGACAGCATCCTCAAGGAAATGGACAGTGATGACGAGGCATCGTTTATCGCTGCTTTGGACGATTTAGATATACCGAGCACGCGCATTGCCCATGTGTTGAATGAGCGCGGTTGGTCGGTTTCGTCTAACGCCATCGCCAATTACCGCCGGGCGAAAGCCAACGCATGACCGACAAGGCAGCGGGAGCCTTTAAGGAAGAATTGGCGAAGTCCCGTTTAGGGAAGATCGCCGACCTGTTAGAGAATTCGGGTATCGACCCTGAGGAAATCGGGGCCATTGAGAAGGTCCGTATTTCTGAATGGCAGGGGATCACCAAGAACGAAGAGGGCGAAGCCGAGATTCATGATCTTGGCGGCATTTCCGTTGTCATTGCCCCAGCATGGGCCGATGGCCCAGAGTGGCCAGTTGTTCAGCAGGCTGCTCCTGTATCGATAAAGCCTCCGCCAGCGACCAAGAAGCCCGCCAAGTCGCGCTACAAGACATGTGTTGTGCTCCCGGATCCTCAGATCGGGTACCGGATGTATGACGATGGAACGATGGACCCGTTTCATGACGAGGAGTCGATGACCGTTGCCCTCAAAATTCTTGCTGATCTGGACGCCGATCTAGTTGTAAACCTGGGGGACTTCTTGGACTTTGCCGAGTTTGGCCGGTTCGAGATGGAGCCCGCATTTGCTAAAACGTCTCAAGCAGGGATTGATAGGGGCCACAAGTTTCTGTGTCAGCAGCGGCAGATTGCCCCTGATGCTGACATCGTGCTGTTGGAAGGCAACCATGATCGCCGGTTGCAGAAGTCGGTGACTAACAACACGGCTGCCGCATTGCATCTGAAACGGGCGGAGGTCCCTGGAGATTGGCCCGTAATGTCCGTGCCATTTCTGTTGCGCCTCAACGAAGACCATCTAAACGTTGAATATGTCGGCGGTTACCCGGCAGGCATCTATTGGATTAATCAGAATCTTGCGTGCATCCATGGGCACACCACTAGAAGTCGGGGTTCTACCGTTGCCGCTGTTGTAGATGACGAACGAACGAGTGTTATCCATGGGCATATTCACCGTATTGAACTTCAGCACAAGACGCGCCGTACTTTCGATGGGGCTAAACGCAGTTTGGCCGCTTCTCCCGGGTGCCTATGTCGAACGGATGGGGCCGTACCCTCCACTAAGGGGTCGACAGATCCTCATGGCCGTCCAGTGAATGCTGTGGAAGACTGGCAGCAGGGAATGGCGGTTGTGTCTTACGAAGAAGGAGATGGAAATTTCGATGTCGAACTCATCCCAATCTCACGGGGCGAGGCCATCTTCCGCGGAGACTACTACCGGGCCTGAACCCCAAGTCGAGTTCGATGATGACATTCCGCAGGCGAAAGATTTCCCCGTCATCACTATCGTTCTTTCTTTGGACGACCCGTCTGAACCAAATCATGTTGATTTGGGGTCCATCCCTCCAGCGATCGCTGCTGGGGCCCTTGAGGGGATCGCTAACCATTTGAAGCGGCTGACGTGGCCGAGCCGAGTGACCTATGCCGGACAAACGATCTTTGACCCCTCGCTGGCTCTCCCGTCAGACGACTTTGACGACATGGGCGACTTTGATGGCGACGATGATGTCGCCGCCTGATTGACCCCTTCCACCCTTACACGCGGACACATGTAAGGCTTGTCTCAGCGAGGTGCTTACCTCGTGGTACATATTTTCGTCTATCACGAGAGTGAGATAACATCATGGCAGTATCTGATTCCCACATCCGGGAACTCAAGACTGCTCTCCGCGACACCCTTTCCGAGAACGACGCAATCGTCGGTCACGCAGAGGCGAATCGCGAAGAGGGCGGTCCCGACATTCAGGTCGATGCAAAGCATCTGACCTCTTTCCGCGAGAACCTCAGCAAGGCACGCGAACTGCGTGACCAGATCGAGGCTCTTGAGGGCCAGAAGGAGATGCACGACTGGGCCACAGAGGCTCCCGGCGCTCCCGAGACCCAGGTGGAAGCCAAGGCTATCGCGTCAACGCTCGGCCAGGCATTTGTGGACTCTGACGAGTTCAAGTACCTGGACGGTGGCCAGAACGGCCACACGATGCATGTCCCGTTCGGTGTCAAGGGTGACCTTGGCAGCATGTGGCAGCAGAAGGACGTGTACACCACGCTTCCTTCCGGTACGCCGTCACAGTTCGGCACGCCGCAGCGTGACGCCATCGTTGAGCGGGCACACCGTGCCTCACGGGTCCGTGACCTGTTTAACGTCCAGCAGACAAGCACAAACCTGATTGAGTACTTCAGGGTGACCGGTTTCACGAACAACTCTGCGACCACTTCGGAGCGCAGCGGAACTCCTGCAACCTTCACCTCGTACCCACAGTCAACGCTGACCGTCGCTGGTACGCAGGCTCCGGTCCGCACCATCGGTCACTACGAGGTTGCTCACCGCAACGCTCTCGCTGACGAGGGTGCCCTTCGGGGGATCATCGACAACGAGTTGCTGTACGGTCTGCGCCTCACCGAGGATGATCAGATCCTCAACGGTGACGGGACTGGTACGAACCTGACTGGCATCACCACCACATCAGGCATCAACACCCAGGCGAAGGGAGCGGACACTGTCCTTGACGCTCTCCGCAAGGCGATCACCAAGATCGCCCTGGCGTACTACGAGCCGACAGGCATCATCATGCATCCCAACGACTGGGAAGGCGTGGAACTGTCCAAGGACGGTAACAGCAACTACATGTTGGCTGCTTCCGTCGCTCTTGGTGGCGAGTCACGAGTGTGGCGTCTCCCCGTGGTCGAAACTTCGGCCATGACGGAGAACACCGCCCTGGTCGGCTCGTTCGGCATCGGCGCAACCCTCTATGACCGCATGGAGGGCACAATCCGCGTGTCCGAGCAGCACAGCGACTACTTCGTCCGCAACGCCATTGCCGTTCTGGCAGAAGAGCGTCTCGCTCTTGCGGTGAAGCGTCCGGAGTCGTTCTGCACGGTCACCGGCATCTAAGCCACCTCTCAGCCGCTTGACGGCTGACGATCGTTAGGGGAGTCGGGCTTCGGCCCGGCTCCCTTCGTCGTTTTCGGGTGTCTCCTGTTACGATGTGGTTATGGCAGTTGACTCAATCAAGACAGTTGTCCTCGATAGGGACATCTACGACGAGAAGAACGGTGTACGCGTTCTGGTCGGCCGCAAAGGTGAGCGCGTCGCGCCTGAGGTTGCCAGCAAGCATGGAGTGTTGCCGATTGAATCGGCGGGGGCTCCGGCAATGGAGGCAAAAGTCGTTTCTCCTGCCGAGCGGCAGAGTTTGACGGTTGCTTCAAATAAGAGGGTCTTCTGACTCCCAGTTGTAGTGGGCCTTCGGCCCCAAGTGCTCGCCGTGTGCGAGCACTTCGTTTAGGACATCGTATTCCTCGATAGCGTCCATTCTGGCCCTGAAGCGCAAAGCGCTGGCTAAAGCGAACAGTACGCAGAACGCAAACCCGGCTACGAAGGAGATCAGCATGAGCAGTGTTGTCATTCTCGGAGTTTACCAGTGAAGCGCTCGGGTCCGTTGCGGAGGACGGGCGGGCTTAATCCCATGAGCGCTAAGCGTAGGGCAGAGTTGAATATTCGTTCTAGGGTCAGGAAAGAGGTCTTGGAACGAGATCAGTACAAATGTGTAGCAATACACCTTGTGCCCGAGATAGAGTGTTGGGGTCCCCTGGATGTTGATGAGATCATCGGCAGGGGCCGTGGCGGCGACTGGCTGGACCCAGACAATTGTCAGGCTCTTTGCCGAGCGCACCACGACTGGAAGCATCTGCACCCAGCAGAGGCAACCGACCTTGGCCTAACACGAAGCAGAATGTGGGATCCGTGACTACGACTAAATGGCTTGCTCGATTTGGTGCTGTTCTAGTCTGCCTAACGGTCGCACTGGGCTTCAGGGACTCCGCTAGCGCCCCTGAAGCCCCGCAAGCCAGCAGTTACACAGAAACCCACAGGACTGCCCTCAGCGCCTCTGTGGATCGTCCGGTTGGTAGCACAACTACCGTCCAAACGGTAGTGCGGACTTTGAAATTGACAATCTCTCCACCGGCTGAGACGACCACGACAGTTGCTACAACCACGACAGTTGCTACAACCACGACAGTTCGGACTCCGGCCACGGTCACATGGGTTGAAACCGATTATGACCGGTGGGCAGACAAGAACACAGGCGAATGCCCAGTTGTTGGCTCATGCGAAAGCGTTCATTCAATGCCGACCCTGGGGCGTCTTGTGAGGGAGTACTTTCTCCCGGAAGACAGAGCGTGGGCGCTGAAGGTAGCATTCTGCGAGTCCTCCGGAAAGCCGGAGGACCACTGGAGCGACGCCGTCCATGAAAGCAGTGGGGCAAGTGGCTATTTCCAGCATCTCCCAAAGTTCTGGGAGGACCGCTCTGAACGAGCCGGTTTCTCTGGCTGGCACATCATGGACTCCAGAGGGAACGTCGGTGTGGCCGCGTGGCTGTTCTATAAAGATGGCGGGTCTAGGCATTGGAATGCATCCAAAGCATGTTGGGGTTCAACTAAAACATGATATGGACACTGTACAAGAGTGCATGATCTTGCACTTGACGTAACGAAACCGTCATTTACACAGGATTACATGCGATGATGTATGAATGCCAAGAGACGGTACTGTCCCACCTCAACGGGCTGAATCCGCCGGGTGGGATAATCCTGAAGGCATCATTGCTATTGAACGGCCTTCTTGGCAAGCAGAATCGGCTTGCCGGTTTGTAGAAGACCCGTCAATCTTTTATCCTTCACCTGGCGACACAGAGGCACTTTGGGCCGCTAAGGCAACCTGTTCGGAGTGCCCGGTTTTAGACAAGTGTTTAGAATACGCGCTCGGCAACAATGAGCGCTACGGCATATGGGGCGGGAAGAGCACTAGGGAGCGTTTGCTTATTTTACGCGCAAAGCGCATGCTGGAGGCAGGCGAAGCCTAACCGAAGGCGAGGCCATAACCGCATAGGCTAGGCGCATGGCAATCATCACTTACCTCGATCTTGAGACCTACATGAATAAGACGTTTACTTCAGGTGAGCAGTCTGCCGCGAACTCCATGATCGGCGCCCTGGAGCGGGAACTTTCCCAAATCTTAGGCCGTTCCTTGTCTGGAACCTCAGTGACGGGTGAAGCACACCTGCTGCAAATCGGGCAGAGACAGATATTTCTAAAGGAATACCCGGTTCTCTCTGTTACAGCGGTCAGTATCGGCACCCTGGGGTCCGAGGTCGCCCAAACGGTTTCAGATTTCGACATCTATTCGTGGGGGCTCGACAGGGTCCGAAACCTCACACAGGGCAACAGCGCCATTGTGACGTACACGGCAGGCATGTCAGCGAAAGATCAGCAGCAGTTGGAGGCAATGATGCTGCGCGTCTCGGCCCGTGAAATGTCTACCGTCCTCGCCGATGCCCAAGGCTTGGAGAAACTCGCTGTCGAGGGAGCCACTTTCACGTTTGCCAACAACGGACTGGGCGGTTTTACCGACTCGGACCTCCGGTGGGTCAGGCGGTACAGACGCAAAGGTGTGTTCTAATGCGCGGCGGAGGTCAGTCGCTGACGGTGCGCAGCCGCGCCGGAACAGTCGATGTTGAGGGGCAGGTTGCTTACGTCAATACAGATTCATCCGTGATGGGCAGAGTCACAGTTCGCGATTCAACAACAATCGATGACGCTGGGCAGCCGTCGTACCAGTCCACGGTAATTGCATGGCTTCCCCTGGGGACCACGGTCACTGACGCCGACCAGATTGTTGTAGTTGGCCAGGACGCATTCCTAAACGGCACCTATGACATTGACGCGATTCAGCACACACATTCACACCTGCGTATTTTTCTACGGGGGCAGCGTTCCTAATGCCTAGGCCAGTCCCAGATATGTCGACCCTGATTCTCGCTAACGCCATGCGTGTTTTCAACGATGGGGCGCGCCATGGTTTGAAGGCAGCGGGCGGCACAGTCGGCACCAAGTACTCAAAAACGATTAAGGACATGTACGGCCATCCCGGCGGCGGAGGGCGGCCATACTTCCATAAGAAGTTAGGCAAGGTCGTTATTTCGTCTGCTCCCGGGACGCCCCCAGCGAAACAAACTGGGGATTTGCAAAACAGTGTCGGATTCACATCTGGTAGGTCTGCCGCAAGGAACCTTCAAACAGGCCAGTTCGCTAAAGGCGGCACCAAAACTATTATCCAGGTGTTCTCAACGAGCCCTTACGCCCCTGAACATGAATTCGGCTACGGCGGGCTACCTGTCCGACCCGTATGGACGGTCGCTGCACGCGACAGGCAGGTTCTTGCAAGCAAAATCGCTTACCCGACAGCGATCGTGTTCGCCGCAGCCGAAAGGGCCGCTGCGAAACGATACGCGGCGTCAAGCCCTCTGCCGGTAACAATTATTGGCCAACAGGCAGCGATCAGGCCTTAGTTATGGCAAGCGTCGCTTCAGCACTCCGCACCGCAATCGTGGATGCGAATATTACAAATATTACAACAAAGGTGTACAGGGACGCCGCTCCTGACGCTGTAGATGCGCCCTTCGTAACATTCAGTGACGATTTGGCCAGAATCCCAGCGTTTGTCGGAGACGGTGCAGTGTCGGCACGCACCAGGCTAATGCACGTTTATTTATGGCAACTTCTAAATGCTGAAGATGTCACTCTGATCGACAGCGTTCTAAGCGCTATTGATAGCGCCACTCTAACGGGTGCCGATAAGAAGATTTTTGGTTGTCGAGTCACCGATATTCAAAGGTTCGCCAACCCAGAAGAGAACACCTGCCAGCACACGCTCGTGGTTGACGTAACACAGGGGAACTGATGGCTTTCACGACAATTACCGTAACTGGAACTTTCTTAACTGCTGGAGGGGCCGCTGCTTCAGGGAACGTGACGTTCGTTGCGTCGACCACGATGCAGGACTCGTCGAACAACCAGATCATCGCTCCGACGTTGACTACTGGGACATTGAATGGTTCCGGCACGTTCTCAGTGAACCTTGCCGCTACCGATGATTCGACTACGCAGCCAACTGGTGTGACTTACGAGGTCACAGAGAACATCGATGGGGCTGGGCAGAACAAGTACAGCACCGAAGTCCCCAGCGCTTCCATCGGGGCAACTATGGATCTTGCTGATGTGACCCCGGCGGTGACTCCGATCACGATGTATTCGTATGCCACGCAGGCCTATGTCGACAGTGTTAGCACTTCCGCTACGGGTATTTCGTTTGCTCCGGGGAGCGGGATCTCAGCGACGAGCGTTCAGGCGGCGATCGAAGAAGTGCGGAATGAATCCAAATACACGCACACGCAGCAGAGCCCTTCAGCGACTTGGACGATCACCCACAATCTCGGGTGGAGACCCAACGTCACCGTGGTCGATACCTCCGAAACCGTGTGTTTCGGCGACATTGTGTACAACAGCGACAACCAACTCACCGCGACCTTCGCACAGTCGTTTGGCGGGAAGATGTATCTTTCTTAGTAAGGCGATCCCCCCAGGAGACGTAAATGGCTAAGTATCTGGTCAATCTTGACCTCAATCAGAACCAGTTGGTTAAGGCTCGTATAGAGAACCTAGCCACCGCTCCGTCCAGTCCCGTTTCTGGACAGATTTATTACAACACCACTAGCGGGGCCATGTTCTTTTACAATGGTTCCTCCTGGGTTGACGCCAGTGGCGACCTCCAGGGGCTCACCGCAGGCACCGGACTTACGGGCGGCGGGACGACAGGAACGGTTTCGATTGCTTTGGCGAACACGGCCGTCAGTGCCGGATCGTATGGTTCCGCTACCGAGGTCCCCGGCTACACCGTTGATGCTCAGGGTCGTTTGACCGCTGCGTCAAACACTACGATAGCGATCCCGTCAACCGCGGTTACTGATTTCACTGAGGCAACTCAGGATGTCGCTGGTGCTCAGGTTGCGACGAACGGTTCTCACACTGGGATCGCCGCCACTTACGACGATGCCGGTGATGGCGCTATCGATCTTACCCTTACGGCCTCTGGCGTCACCGCTGCTTCTTACGGCTCTGCTACAGCAGTCCCTGGTTACACAGTTGACACCTACGGTCGTTTGACCGCAGCAGCGAATACCACGATAGCGATCCCGTCAACCGCGGTTACTGATTTCACTGAGGCAACTCAGGATGTCGCTGGAGCGATGGTCACTGGCAATACCGAAACCGGTATGACGGTCACCTACCAGGACGCTGACGGCACAATCGACTTCGTCAATGACGGCGTCTTGTCTGTCGCTGGCACCTCCAACGAGGTTGATGTCTCCGCTTCTACCGGTGCGGTCACGATTGGCCTCCCGAGCGATGTCACAATCGGCAACAACCTGACTGTTTCTGGAAACCTCACAGTTTCTGGAACGACCACAACGATTGACTCAACGACACTGACCGTTGACGACAAAAACATTGAACTTGGTTCAGTCGCTACCCCGTCTGACGCTACCGCTGATGGCGGTGGCGTCACTTTGAAGGGTGCTACCGACAAGACGATCAACTGGGTCAACTCCACGGATTCGTGGACAATGTCGGAACATCTGGATCTTGCTTCCGGCAAGGCGTTCTACATCAACGGTTCGTCTGTCCTGGACGCAACCACCCTCGGTTCCGGGGTCACCGGTTCGTCGCTGACTTCACTCGGCACGATCAGCACCGGCACCTGGGAAGCAACCGATATTGGTGTCGCCCACGGTGGTACCGGCGCTTCAACTGCTGCCGCTGCCCGTTCAAACCTTGGTGCGACCACGAAGGTCACATCCACGATCGGTGACGGTTCTGCTACTTCGATCGCTGTAACTCACAGTCTCAACACAGACGACGTAATGGTCGAGGTGTATGACGCCTCCTCGAAGGAAACAGTCATCTGTGATGTAGACCGCACAAGCGTGAACGCTGTGACCCTAGGCTTCGCTTCGGCTCCGGCAACGAACGCTTACAAAGTCGTTGTAATCGGTTAATAACAACATCTTCAGCGGACCCTTGCGGGGGAATGCTGCAGAGGGATAGTTGAGGCTATGCCAAAGTTCGTAGAGCGCATCAGCGCACAGAAGTTTTCGTCCGCGGCCTCAACAGCACTTGACGTATTCGTTTCCGGCGATTCAAATGCCCGCGTAGCGGTTGACGCTGGCGGCAAGATCACCTGGGGGGCAGGGGACGGCGCTGGCGATACGACTCTGTACCGTTCCGCAGCGAACACCCTTAAGACCGATGACGTATTCCAGGCAGCAGCAGGCGTAGTCACTTTGGCTACCGCTGGGACCCCGACCTCCTCTCTTGCCAGCGGCGGTATCGCTGTCGATACAA